CTCTGCGTCCTCACGAGCCTGCGCCTGCGCCTGCTCCCATGCCCACATCTCCTTCCGCAGCTTCCAGTACTCCTTCTCCGCATCGACCATGTCCTTCAGGTTCTTCTTCCGAGCCTTGGCGTGCCTATCCTCCGCATCGGAAGCGTCACCAATCCCAGCAAGAGCGTCCTTCAGTATCTGCCTAAGTCGCTCAAGCTCCTCCTGAAGCTCAGCCGCCCTGTCTGTCGGATTCTTGAGTGCGTGCTCAGCCGCCATGGCTGCGGATTCCATATTGAATGCGAATGTCGCAGCCTCCGAGCTCAGCTCCTCAAGCACTCGACCAAAGTCTGCACCCCCAAGCCCACGTCCTGCCGCTATTGTCTCCCTCCACAGCAACTCAATCCCCTTAGCTGCGGTGAAGGTCATGAGAGCGATGTTGCTGGACACATTGCGGATGTAGGCACTCAGCGCGTCGGCAGCCCTCTCTACGATCACTGTCTCGCCAAGCTCCTCCAGCAGTTCAGACCAGATAACGAGAGACACTGCGGCGGCGGGAATCAACTCCTCTGAGAGCTCGATCTTGATCCCGCGAAGAGCCATCTTCACGTCGGTCCAGTTGTCGATGAATGTCTCCGAGGCTCGCAGACCCTCCTCGCTCATCGTGGCGTTCAGCTCATCGAGCCGATCCTGCATCTCCAGGATGCCTTCACTGCCGTCCGACATCAGGTTTGCCATCTCGGTGCCAGAACGACCGAGCAGCAGCATCAAGACACCCGTCCGCTCTGCCGATTCACCGAGAATCATCGACTTGTCGGAAAGCTCCAGGAACACGTCGAACGTGTCCTTGAGGGTGCCGTCTGTCTTTGTGATGTTGACCCCGAGCGCATCGAACACGTCGCCCAATTGCTTGCTGCCCGAGTTCGCATCGACCATCACGCGACCGAGCTTCTTGAGACCGTGCCCGACGTGCGTGATCGAGGTTCCACTGCGCTCCGCAGCGAACTCAAGTCCCTGGTACTGCTCAGCGGTCATGCCGACCATCCGAGCCTGCTTCGCCATCCGGTCACCCCAGGTCGCCATGTCAACGATGAGCGTCTGGAGCATCTCCGAGGTCAGCGACAAGCCCATCCTGAAAAGCTTGTTCGCAGCAGTGACGCTGAAGTAGGCAGCGCCAGCCTTCAGGAGCTTGTCGGTGTACTTCCCGGTGTCCTTCCCGACCGACTTCACCTGATAGCCGAGAGCCTTCAGCTCCTTGACTGCCTGCTTGGAGTTCGCACGGACGACGATGTCGATAGCCATCTACTTCTTTCGCCTCCGCGCTGCTCTGTTCATCTGCTTCTCTGACTCGTGGGCGCGCACGAGTGAAGCCTCACTCTCGATGATCGAGATAGCCTCAAGCAAGCGAGCATCTTGATCTGCCAGGGCTCCGGGGCCGGGAAGGGCGCGGAACGTAGACCAGGCACTCCACGACTGCATCGCAGCCCAGATCCAGGGCTCGCAGACCTTCGTCGGACAGCCAGACAGGCGTCTGTCAGAGGCGTGGCAGCCTTCTGGACGTTCCTTCGGGAGCTTCACCGTAGTGCGCCAGGTCGGACGACCCTGGGAGTCTGGGTCGCCATCTACGCACCGCTTGCCGCCGCAGGATCCCCAGAGCTTGCAGCCGTCCCACCCGCTCTTCTTCCAGAGAGCCTCCTCCTCGGGCGACGGGGGACTCTTGGAGGCATACTGGAAGGCTGCCCTTAGTCTTTTCCCTCGTCGCTGCTGACAGTGCCCTCGGTGATGATGTGGAGGGTGAGCTTCTCTGCCAGTTCCTCGATCCCCTTCACAGTCTCGATGAGCTGCTCGCGGGTCGGCTCCTGACCGTTGATGGTCAAGTCCCGCGACCCGACGACGAGGTCGTCCAGCAGCGAGTCTCGGAAGCGGCCCATCACCTCGAGTGCCTCCCGCTGGGACTCCACCAGAGCCGAGAGTGCTTCCCGATCGGGGGAGTCGTCGTTCGCCTCCTCCTTCTGCTTGAGAACTCGGTCTCCAGCCTTCTGAAGGGTGAGAGAGATCTCCAGGTGCCGAGTTCGCCACCCCTGCGTGATGGGGCGATAGAGGATGAAAGCGGTCTCTCCGCTCGCATCCTCCAGGTTGAACTCGCGGACGTTCCATTGCGTAAGCTCCACAGGGTGCTCCGTGGGTTGGGGGTGAGGTCGGTTACCCGACCATGATGTAGACCTCGGTCTCGGCTGCCGTCCCGACTGCCTGACCGGACATGCTCACGGTGACCTCGTCGCCGCCACGGTCCATGTCGGGCTCCTCGAACTTGAAGGTGGGGAGCTCCACTGCCACGATTCCACCCTCGGACTCACCCTGCTGGACGAGAACCTGCTTGCTGGTCCGCGTCACCGCAGAGAGAGCAGCGATCATGGTCGAATCGTAGAAGCTCCAGCCCTCCAGGGACGCAGTCACTGCTCGCCTGCCACCGACGTACCCGTTGACCTGGAACGCATCACCGTGCTCGTTCTCACGGAAGATGATCCCCTGGTCCACCTCGACCGTGACCGTGCTGGCTCGGAAGTTCGCGCCACCGACACTGATGGATCCGCTCGTAGCCGGGATCGGCGTACCCGCGAAGGTACCAGTCGGTTGGTACGGGTAGAACTCCAGACCGTCAGCATGCGTTGCCGCACCACCACCGAGACCGGTACTTCCTCGCGTGTCCACCGTCACCGTCGTTCCGCTGACGCCGATGACCTTGAAGACCTCGTCCTCCATCTTGAAGTAGAAGGGGAGGTTCGCGCTCGCGTCCGAGGGGATGACCGTGCCGTCCGTCACGGTGAAGGTCGTCACGGAGTTGTTGATTCCACCCGAGTCGTTCAGCGTCGTGGCGACCAGTCGATCCCCACGTCGTCCCGTGCCCGAGAAGGTGATTCGAGCCGCTTCGTCGCCGCCCATCGAGAGGCTCGTCGTGCCGACGACGCCACCAATGATGCGATCGATCGAGCGGTTGTTCGCTGCCCACAGCGTCAGAGCATCAGGAGTCGTGTCCTTCGCGTCCTTGGGCTTGTAGATGATCCCAGCGAGGATGTTGGCTCCAGAGGCTGGAGTGTTCCGCAGGGCTGGCGCGACCGTGAAGTTCGTGTTCGTCGTCAGGTTCGTGATCCGCCGGATCTCGTAGGAGCCCGAAGCGAGCCCGGTCTCGATTATCGCGGCGTCACCGATTGCCCAGTTTGTGGTGTCCGCAGTCGTGATCACAGTGGTCGTTCCACCAGTGGCCGATGTCGCGTCACCAGAGCCGACCGTCACCTGCCAGCCGCCGCTCGTCAGCATCTCCGACCAGTCAGGCGCAGTGCCTCGAGTCGTCGTGTATGCGTAGCACTCGAGGCTGAACTCAGCGGTGCGCTTCTGGTTGATCACGCCGAGGGGGGTGGAGGTGCCCCGCTTGTCCTCGAACATGGCGAACGGTGCCTTCGCGTTGGCTGCAGCCGTGATCGCACGGACAGCGTCCGCTGCGACTGGGAAGTCCGAGCCTGCGGCCTTGAAGGAACTCTGCGGGTCTGCGAACCACTGAAGGTCGCGTCCGATATCAACTGATGGGCCTGGCATCTCTAGTAGTCCTCCTGCATCCGGACCAGCATCGAGGTCTGGAGCATCATGTTCGGCGTACTCGCTTGAATCTCCGGGTCAAATGCGAGCCGATTCTGCTCGACTGTAGCGCGGATCACACGTCCTGTGGCAGCAGTACCACCGTTGGACAGGGTCCACCCCTGCTTTCCGGTGGGAACCCTTCTCAGGAAGATCTTCATCAGGGCATCGCGGTAGCGGCACATCGCGAGGCCGACAGCCGACTCCCCACCTCCGATGTTCAGGTCCAGGACGGTCAAACGCATCTCGATCGACACGTTGATCATCCTGGAGTTCGCTACCTGCTCCGCAGTGTCCTGCATGTAGACCAGGGACATGTGCGGGAAGGATCGACCCTGCAAATCCTTCGGATAGTACTTCTCAAAGGCCGCGACATCCGGGAGCTCCGCTGTCGTCAGGCTCAGATCGGTCCTCATCGTCGCGAGCTGCGCGTTGTACCCGTAGGTCGCAGCCTGCAGAAACTCATCCAGTGCCTCGACGGCAGCCTCGGCTCCGTAGTAAGCCACGTCACTTCCACTTTCCGTCGATCATCTTGCGGATGGTCGCGTCGGGACCGGCATGGACAGGGACGCCGCCGATTGCAGCCTCGATCTCCTTCGCCATTGCCTTCCGTCGAGCCTTCACGATGTGCGCCTGCATGATCTGCGACACCGCATACCCGAAGGAGGACCGATTCTGCACGTTCGGATCGATTCGGACAGGAGGACGCTTGGGGTGCGGGGGAATGCCCGCAGAGTGCGCCTTAGCCGCCTTGCCGAGGTGATAAGGCTTCCCGGTCCGAGGATCCCGAATGACAGCATTAGGATCGATGCCAACAACCATGAATCGCCTGGCGACGACGTTAATTGAACCCTGGTCGCCTTGCACCAGAGCGCGGAAAAGCACCTTCTCACGCTTCAGGATCGGACGACCAGGGTAGTTCTTCTTCTTCCA